TTGCGTCTGTTTGCTCATGGTACTATACTATATGATTTCTAGAGGGATGTCAATGTGTAATTTCAATCTGCTCTAGGATACCACGATGAAATGTGTGGCTTTCAGAACCTATGGCATATTTGCCACTTGCCTCAGCCAGACGATTATAGATGGCTTTCACAGCGATATTTGGATCACATGAACCACACATGAATACATCCACAGCTGCATAGCCATATTCAGGCCAGGTATGAACAGATGCATGACTCTCCGAAAGAATCACCACACCTGTCACACCGCAACCTTCTCCAAAGCCATGAAAATTGCTATGGAGAACAGTCGCGCCTGATTCACGGCAGGCATCTACAAAGATTGACTCTAGCAAGCCAACCCCGCATAGTACGCTAGGCTCGACATCCCAGAACTCGGCGATTACATGTCGGCCGAGTCGCTTGACGGTCGGGACGTGAAGCACCGCGCTCACGTCACGCCTGCCGTGTAATATAAGTCTTACGAATACTCTGAGGCTTAAAATAGTCGCCTACTAGTCGTTCAACCGTAGCTTGATCATACGGCTTGCATGAGAATACATCCAGATAGATATCATTTGTCTCATTTACAAAATGAGCACAAATATTAGATGTCTCGATAAGCTGAACCAGGGTATAGCCAGCCTTGTTGCCGCTACCAAAATTTACAATTTGCGGCTCGCCATATGCAACCATGTCAATCTCATTGACAAGTCTCTTGGCAAAATTATAAATGTTATCATAATCCGTGATTGATTCCGGGTAGCAACCCGCACAGTCAAGGATCAGGTGGTACCCCCAGTATTTGCTCATCTCATATCCCCTAAGGTAGCTTGGTAAAGCTGTCGTTTCCTGCGTGTAAGGTGGTATTATAGCAGGAGTCATACCACCTGTCAATAAATTTCTTCACGGCTTCTTGGTTAAATTTAGGTCTCTCCAGAAGCTCCCTCAGGTTATTGCCTTCGACGCGGTTTGTAACCACATCATAATCGGCGCGCCCGAAAGTGATGACTGGCTTTTGATGTAGCAGAGACTCTAGGCCAGTGCCAGAGTTTACCACTACCACAGCCCGTGCATCAGGAATAAGCTGGTGAATCGATACGTCATCTAACCAAATAGCGTGGGCGTATTTATCAGCAATCTGTCTAAGCTGAACCATAGCACCTTGATTTACAGGATGACCTTTAAGCACCAAGGGATATCCTAGCTCCTTAGTCGCACGACATGTCGCTTCAATAGCCTGTTCGACTGTGATTCTAGAATGATAACGAATTGTCTCATCATGCGGAATTTGGCAGAGATATAGAACATAGTCCTTAGGCAGCTTTATATCTTTAAAGTCTGGCTGCTTGAACTTGCTATAATTCTCAAAGATGCGAGCCTTGAGTGTATTGAACCCTACACCAGTAGTCTCACCTTCAAGAAATGACGTGCAAGGATAATTAGATGCAGATGCACCCCAGCCGCGCGAGTCAATCGTAAACAGATACGGAATAACCGTCTGCATATAATACATCACATTGACATTTGGAACTGGAAAGTTATCAATCATTTTGTGAGGAACATAGCAAAGATCAGCACCCAATGATTGCACAACCTGTGGTGTGAATTGCCAGAGCGGAAGCTCCAGCACTCTCACATCATCACCACGGCGCTTGTGTTCTTCAACAACCATGGTTCGCAGATTATGCCACGGCATACGCACAGCTGGAATAGGGCCGCGCTCTAAAGGAACATGACCTTCCTTAAACATCACGTCAAGACGTGGTGCTAAGAATAATACCTTTCTCATCTCCAAAATGCTCCTCTTAGGCCAGGTAATCTAGATTCCATCTCAAGCTTTTTAGCAAGGTATCTCTGATCTAGATCCTTGCGTGTACCCTTTCCTGTCCAGATAGGAGAACCGGCGCGAAACTCCCAATCCATGACTGTCATGTCGAAAGTGTGAAACTTCAGCATCTTCTCATAATACGTGTAGGCCTGATATAGCGATACCTGATCCGTGAACCAAGTCAACCCGTTAGTATTCAGATTATTCTCAACCTTTGTCGCAAAGTTTCGCGAGCCTTCGCTACCTGAATAATATACTAGACCAGCAGCGACCTTTGTACCGAGAGCCTCCCAACCCACAGTACCTGGTAATGATTCGCGCAAGAATAACCCGACATCAGCATCAAGCTTCTCCATCTTAGCCATAAAGATAGAATCGATATCAGACAGATACATCGCGCAACCAGTCGATAGCAGGCGAGGTGCAACAAGAAACCTATTGCTAGCATAATAGGTGCGTAGTGTTTCGCTATTGACACCTTTAGGGACCTGTAAAGTCTCTAATGAGAATGTCATATGAGTATCGCGAGCAATCGCATTATACCTTAGCTTGAGCGAAGTCAATTTAGCAATATTGACTTGACGCATTCCAGGATTTTCCATCAAATGAATATGAATCGAATTACCTGCGATTGCATTAGATGCGACAAAAGCTGGGCCATGCGACTCCAGATAAGCTTGGTCGCATGATGTCATCACACATAGCTTATCTGGAATCTCAATCACATCAAAAGATGTCATCTTCCTATAATCCTATAAGGCACAATTGGTGTATTTGGTATCTGCACAGAATATCCATTTGCTTTAGCAGAATCTTTCATACCATGCCAAACATTCACAAGGTCTGGGCGCGGATGTTCTTCAGGTGTTCCAGTAAACCAACGAGGCTTCCATGGTTGTGTGGCCATCTTTGTGAAATGCAAATGCCAAATATCTTCAGCCTTCAAACCTTCACCGTCATGACAATTCCAGCGCATGTCTAGCTCATGCACGAGCTTTTCATTACCGCTAAAGAAACGAACAAACCGATGATGTGATGATGGATTAACCTTCATGCGCTGAATAGGCATGAGATATTCTTCCATCTTTTCACAATCAAAGACAATCACGCAAAATTCATGGCCACCAAAACGAGTGCCCTTGCGAGCAGTCATTGGTTTGCCCTGAAGGTCAATATCAAAAAGTTCGCTGATGTCTCGCATATTAATCATGTCGACATCGGTATAGATAGCGCGACCCTTGAACTTGCAGACTTCAGGAATCGCCCAGCGAAATCCGCTAAATGGTGTCGACCATTCTTGTGTCTCCCATCCACCCCATGGGCTTTCTTTGTCTAGAGTTTGTCGCATCCAGACAATATCGAGAGGGCGAGAGCAGTTGCTCCTGAGCGAATATTCATATACCATTTCTGCTTCAGCATCTTCACCGTTAGCAGAGGTACCAATGAATAGCTTGACTGGATCATACATACCAAGGCTCCCTCTTTTTGAAAAACATTCCTGTGCGGCTCATGAAGCCCTTTGTCATTGTGGAATGCGCGCGCACCAATCCACTAATCTCTGGATCATAATCAAATTCATTTGCGGAAAAGACACCAATCCAGTAATCAATCGAGCGACAGTTGACATGATGATGCCCTGGCCAACCTGGAGGTGCAGCCGTGCAAACCACATATTTGCACATATTGAAGCTATGCATATACAGTGGTAGATATTTTTCTTCAACATGCTCAAGAAATTCGACAGACCAGGCCAGATCAAATGAACTAGAAGGTAGACGACTTGTTTCGACGAAGCCTTTTGTATAGTCTTGAATAGTGACATTTTTTGTCTTACGTTCGACATACGGATCACCATCAATACCCCATGCGCTGATTCCGATGGACTCTGCCATCTCAATCATACCACCAGGACCACAACCGATATCAAGCATCGACTTGATATCAAACTTCTGCTTTAGAAAGATTAGCGCGCCAGGATCAAGGTGCGTCTTATTGAGGTGACCACCCAGATGATCCGGCAATACGCCGACCTGCGATGATGTGTCCAGGCTTTCTGAACCATTTGCCGTTGATATTTGCATTGATATAGTCATCCTTTTCTAGCACGTCACGTCGAAATTGTTCTCTGACCTCAGAGTAATTTACATCACCTTTGGTGGAATGTACAGATAAAATTTGGCGGTAGAACCTATCTTGCCCAAATTCTTTTACCAAAGCTTTGATCTCATCTGCTGATCCGTAGTAAATTTTCCAATCACTTTCTTCACGCTTTCTTTTCAATGCGCCTTTCTTTTTACGCATCGACCAGAAATACTTGCGACCAACATACATCTTACCAGTTACCTTATCCGTGATTAGATACACGAATCCGTAAGATTTGCCTATGTCTGCGCTTGTAAAAGGTTTATCATCAAATAACCACGGATTAGCATAATCTATCATAGACGAGGGCTCCTTAGTCCTCGTCTATGTATTCCTCATCTTCATCATCATCTTCGACATCGAGAGGTTCACCACAGAATGGGCAAAACTCAGGTGAATAGATGATTCCACTCTGGTCTGAATGATAGACCAGAGTGAATTCCGCATCACATGAAGAACAGGTGTATTCATCCTCTTCTTCGTAGTCAGCTACCGCCTTGACTTTCTTTACCATTTGAATAAGCATCCTCCCAAGATCCAGTCAGGCCAGCCACCTCATATTCGGTCACACGGTTCTCGAAGAAGTTCGTGTGGTCAGCCCCATTCAGAACCCACTCAAGCCACGGAAGAGGATTATCCTTAACCTTAAAATTAGGTTTCAACCCTAGCTGAAGCAGACGTCTGTCGGTTATATAGCGGATATATTGCTTGACTTCATCGGGTGTTAGACCTTGAACTTCACCCATTTTATAAGCTAGATCGACAAACTTATCTTCCAGCTTCACAGCCTGTCTGGCCATCTCATAGATTTCAGACTTAAAGCTATCATCTACAATTCGTGGATGTTCAGCGCAGAAAGTGCGGAAGAGGAATGCATTACCTTCGACATGAATACTTTCATCACGAATTGACCATTCGACAACCTTACCCATACCCTTCATCTTGCCGTATCGCTGAAAGTTTAGCAACATTACAAATGAAGCGAATAGAGCGACACCTTCATTGAATACAGACTTAGCTAATGCAAGACCTACACCGCGCTTTGTAGTCGTGTCGGCCTCAGTCATGAAGTCAATCTTGTCAGCCATCTCTTTGTATTCAAGGAATGCTGTATATTCTTCATCAGGCAGACCAAGTGTATCATTCAGAAGTGCATAAGCACGCTGGTGTACACCTTCACGTGCGGCGAAAGAGCCAAGCATGTTTCGCACTTCATTATTCTTAAAGTTCGGCACGAACAAGTCATAGTAGTTCTTACCGACGGCGACGTCAGACTGCGTAAAGAGTCGCAGGATCTGCGTGACAAATTCCTTGTCGGTCGCAGACATCTTACCAGATTTCCAATCCGTGACATCTTCTCCAAGATCCACCTCATCTTCGATCCAGTGCGCCTTCTCATGACGCTGTGTGATTTCTACGGCCCAAGGATATTGAAACGGTTTATAGACCTTGGAGAACTCTAGAAGTCC